GGGGTCTCAGCCCAAGCGCGCATCGCAGCTTGGACAGGTCCGGGGACAGGTACAGCACCAGAACTCCAGCGCCGGACCGATGACCCATCGACCTTTAATCGTTCGGCCACAACCTTTTGCCAGTTGCGGCCGAACAACATCTTACCAAGGGCTATGAACTCAACCCTTGTCATCATCTTCGTACTCGTGGATGTAGCGAAGTACCGCTTCCGAGAACCCGTCAATGTGGACCCACTTTCCTCGGTACCCGACGCCATTTCTATTTGACGCCACGTTTATGAGATAGGCCTTATCCGCCGAAGGCGTCGCACCACCAGTCTGGCTCTGCTCATCGGTGATCACAATCAGGCGGTCGCACCTATGTCGGTTCACATGGTGTATCGCCCCACGTAGGTCAGTCCAACCATGCCGCTGACTGTTGATAATTGCTTCCACACCAGCCATGCCTTTACGCGGCGGAACTTCAACCGCCCCATACGAAAATGTCCACAGCCGCACATCCCCCGGGATAATGGCCCCAAGGGTTGCCGCTGCGTCCATGCGAGTAAGGTCTGAACGGCTAGAAAGCGGATAGTTCATAGACCCGCTAACATCTATCAGCACGTGAGTCTTACCAACGAGTGGCGTAAGCTCATTGATGCAGTCACACAGTGCTTGGTCAATGTACGGCTCATAGTGCGGGACAGCTCGGGCGGCAGCGGTGTACCTGAACGGCAGAACCCTTCGGGCTCCCTTCCGTGCAAGAATGGCAAAGCGTACCAGTTCCTCGTCCACGCCCGCCTTGTCCATGTTCCGCAGATTACGGAGCAAAGCCATGTACCCAAGCTTCTCTTCCATGAGCAGCCGGGTGAAGACTTCCTTCTTGTCCTCACCAGCCGATAGCGCCACTTCCCAGGTGTCCGGCGCTTTAAGCTCACCTTCTGCCAGTTTCTGCCAGACTTCCCCCTGTTCCCCATTCTTCGGGCGGGGGTGGCACATAAACATAACGTCACGCAGCTTAACGGCCCCGTCACGGTTATATTTGGCCAGTGCGTAGGCATCAAACTGGTTAAAGGCCTTGGCCAGCCCCTTTTTAAGTTGAGCGGCTATGGGGCATCTACCGTCGGCCCAGTACAGAGCTAACAGCTCAGTCATTTCATCCGGTCGTTGGACAATTTGGCCGATGTATTCTGCGACGCTGAAGTTGGTCATCTGCTTATTCAAAGCACCCAGAATAAGTAGAAGCGGAACATGCCGCAGATTCATATCAATGCGGGCTTCCAAGGCTAGATTCATAATGTTCTGCCCCGGCACATGCTCACATAGCTGAGATATTCTCTCGGCTATTGACTCGCCATCCTCGTAGAATTCCTTTTCCCACAGTAGGCAGGACAGGACAGACCGACGCAGTTGTTCTTGAGGGGAAAGACCATGAACGGCTTTTCCCCCCTCTGCGGTATAAGATTTTTCTTTAACATTTTTTCGCATAGCGCACCTCACAATGAAAGTGGGGAACAGTCGAGAACAGATAACATAATGCGCTCTACCCAACTGAGCTACCCCCCGGATTGCCCGGGAGGGAGGGACTCGAACCCCCGACCTCATCCTCCAAAGGGAAGTAACTGTTTTCTACACCACCACTAAATCAGGTGCTTGGGAACAATAGGTAACGGTATAGTTTCTACCAAAGAAGTAACCGTTTCCTTCACCACAAGCAACACACAAGCTAGTGCAATATGCACAAAGGAGCAAACCCTATTTGCTCATTGCTGGTTTTTCTGATGCACCGATCTCTTCAAACCCCTCGCTAAACGGTGGAACTTCCATAACTGGTTCTAGACTAATCTTCACCAGTCTCTTTGCATCAAACCAGCGACCTGTAGGGTATTCCCCGGGTTTGTCCATTTTTGGCATGAGCGCCGCCTGGATGCAACCGTACAGATCGTAACTAACGGTGTCCACCGTGCCTTCAAAGCCTGTCACAGCATCGCGACAAACGTAGCCTAGTAGATCAAGATGTTTCATAGGAAGTTCCTCCTTGGGCAAAGTGGGTTCATACACGTCTGTTCAGAAGTCGCAGGACAGACACAGCCTCGGGAAACTATGATAGGCTCAGACCGGAGTTGCAGCTCCCAGAGACCATCATCTCTTTCGTACCAGTCTCCAGCGTTAACCGATCTACCATCCACAGTTTTAACCTCAACAAAGTGGCCTCCTAGTGGTCCCGGAGGACCATCAAACACTATGTTAAGCTTCATGTCTTGTGTTCCACGATTCTATGACTTCTTCTTCGGTCAGATCATCGTTAATTATCATTCCACCACACTCGACACATAGCACTGAGTTAACACAGATTTCTATATCCACTCCTCCACAGAAGGGGCAGGGCTTAGGATTCTCCATTAATCTGGCTCCGTTTGCATGTTCCTATTTCCCTTTGTTGTTTAGCCACCCATTTCGGTCCAGTCTTATCAGCTCTAAAGTTTGTTCCATACTGAACCCACTCACCTTCTATTTCCTCACAAAGGAAATAGCCGTGCTTTCCCTTAACATGTCTTAATACTCCATCGCACAAGTCTTCCTGCAACTCACACTCCAGAACCTCATCATCATGCATTAGCACTTTCACGGTCGTCTCATCCTCAACCAGTTATTCCCGTTTCTTGGATCAGCCAACCCATCCGCTTCTATTATCTTGTCAACCAGCATCTTTGTCAAATTGCTATCTTCAAGGCAGTAGTCGATGGTGCGGCCAAATAGTTTTCGTTGCCACCATACCGGCGCATTAGCCCCAGAGCCAGTTTTATTTCGGTGGAAGTTCACCGAACCACAGGCGTCCAAACCAAACCCGCCATGAGTCCGATAATTAAACTTCGGTCCTAGACCAGCCGCTGCCCACAGTTCCACAAGCACATCGTATTCAGTGGTTACTTCAAGACCATTAGCCGCACACAATTTATCATCAAAATTAATTGAATTAAAGCCGATGACTAATCGTTCTTTAACAAGTGTCTGAAACTCATCAAAGTTATCCTCTAAGAACACCCGAAACCGGCGCTCACGATAATCGTAAGCGGTTATGCAGCTTATCCCCATACCTGCATGGTCATCCCACCCTTTGCAGTACTCAATGCCCTCGGCTCTCGGCTCTTTTCGTCCTTGAATAGCCTTCTTTATCTCGCAATCGTATATCAACATAGTTTCTTCATCTCCTTTAGGACCTGTTCGGTCTGCTTTATCATGAACTCAAGACGCTGTTTAGAAAGTTTTCTTTTGACAAGGGAAAGAGTAAAGAATCCCGAGACTTTATATAGGGTGGCACAAATTCGTTCGAGCCTGTCCTCTGTGTCAGACAAAGAGGTCTTGGCCGGAAACTATAATCGTTCCTACCAGATCACAAGCCGGACATTCAATATCAGCAAGAATAGTCACGTCGGGGGCAACCGCCTGCCATCTGTGAGAACAAGCTATGCACATCGCTTCAAAGCATACATGTGGGCGGAAATCATCCAGCCGAACCACGTTGTTTTCACTCATAGGTCTCTCCTAAGAATGGTCCTTATAATCTCGTTCCACTGAAAAGGGTAGGACCAAACAATTCCCCCTTCAGCGTGTATTCCTTTTTCCTTTACCTGCGGAGCCCTGTGTCCCGGCCAAAGGTATATGTCATCTATCGTGGTGCCGTTTGCCCGCTCCTGCTTCTTTCTAGCCAAGATCCAGGTCTTACCCCCCACCCTAGTTCTTCGCCAATGCCATGCCACCTGCTCGGGGGACAACTTGACTCGGTTGCCGTCTACTATCTTAGTCTCTACCCAGCACTCTCGTCCCGCATCACATATATTTACATCGGGAATACCTAACCCCGTGCCCCCAGTTTCTATGCGTTGGTAGTCAATATCTGGGGGTAGATGGGACTTTACTAGACCCCAGAAACTAGACTCAGGACCACTCATTCTTTGCATTCCCCCAGTTTTCACCAAACTCGCAGTCGATAAATATTGGAACAACTAGCTCAACCGCGGTTCTCATAATTTCCTCTACAATAAGGTACTTTTTCTTAGAGCCGATAGAAACATCCAGCTCGTCGTGCATTTGGTTCAGGGGTATAATACCCTCTTTATACAGAAGATACATAGCCGCCTTTGTTTGATCGGCAGCTCCGCCCTGGATGAGCTTATTCATAGACTTATGGGTCTTGGCCCGCTTTATATTCTTAGTTTGAAAGAACTCCACCGCCTCATCATAGCCCCGTATCAGCTTAGGGTAGCGAGTAAACTCGTTCTTCTCATAAAACGGGAACCGGCCCCTACGGCCGAGCAATGTTTTGATCCAACCCCGCTGCTGCGCCTTAGAATCACATAGGCTGGACAGTCCTTTAATGAATGGAACCTTTTGGTGGTAGGTCTCCATCATGTGCTTGCCCTCTGGACCAGCAACTTCAAAGGAGCCTGGAGTTCCTGCCTCCACCTTTTCCCAACCCTTCTTCCCACGCAGTATCCATTCAGTGGGCAGCCCTAGTTTGGCACATAGTAAGGGCGGACCCATACCGTAAGCTACTCCCAGGTTTATTTCTTTGGCGTCGGCCCGGCTGAGATTCGTGAAGTCCGCAACCATTTGGTGATAATCCGTATCGGGGTCTTCGTTGTAGCGACGGACTGCTTCTTCTGCCCCATCTTGGTGAGTAATGTAGGCATAATGCACGGTGAGACGTGGTTCTTGAGCCTTGTAATCGAACGCTCCCCAACGTTCACCCTCTTCTGGTAGAAACATTCCGCGAACATGTGGTGAGAACTCGGCATCTCTGCCCGTTGCCTGCTGTAGATTTGGATTTCGGCAACTATATCGTCCTGTGATCGTCCCACCGCTCTCTCCCTTTAGTTGGCAAAATTCAGGGTGAACCCGGCCCTTATAATAGTGCTTCTCCATCATACCCACAAGAAAGGTGTTGATGGTCTTGTCTAGCTTTCGTAGATGACGTATAGCACCACCAAGAGGATGAGTAAGCCCTTCCAGGAACTCTTTTTTGAAGCTGGGGGCGTTGGTCTTTGGGGTCCGTGGATACGGCAATTTATGGCGGTCAAAGATTTGTGCAAGAGACTCCGCCGACCAAATATCGACATACAGACCGTAGTCCCGTTTGATAGCCTTAAGCTCCTCGGCTTTCTGCGCTTCAAGAAGTTTCTTTACCCTCTCTGCTTTATCCATATCAATACGGACCCCCTGCCGACACATTTCAAATGTGAGGGGGATAATATTCATTTCTAACTCAGCAATTTGGTTGAGGTCTTCTTCGTTAAATATTTCTAGAAACCTGTCCCTTAACGGGAGAAGCACAGCGGCATCCTGTTCAGCATATGGCCCCACGAACCTCGGGGGCATCCGCCACATATTTGCCTTCAACTGCTTGGTAGTCTTCAGCCCCCATGCCGCGCCAGCTTCCCGCAAGAGGGTCTCATCCTTACCCTGCCCTATGAAGTCCTTGGCCACAGCATCAAGGTTATACTCCAGCCTATTCTCGTCAGCTAGGGAGGCCCCCAGCCCCGTATCAAAGAAGGGACCACTTACTTCAATGCCCTCTGTTCCCAGCCACCCCATATCATAGCTGGCATTGTGAAACAGTTTTAGTGTCGGGGTCTTGCACACATCCTGAACATACCGCTTCACCTGACCTAAGTCAAGATTACCCCCCGCTTCATGCCGCACTGGGAGGTAGAGCTTCTGAATATCCTTGCCCTTCTGAAAGGCCAGACTTATCCCAGCTAGGAACCCATCATCCCTAGACCACCCTGGACCAATGTCCGTGATATGGGGGTCGTAGGTTTCTGTATCAATACCAATTGCCGTAGCCCCGGAGGGGTCGGGGAAGGACTCTGGTGGAACCCAGTCAGACGGAGGTTCAAACAGTGGTATTTGTATCACGCCTGTACAATCTTACCTCGTAGCCCAAGAAGTTCGCCCAGTCTACGAATTGAGCTAGGCTGATGACTGGCTTCTTGCGGTTCCAGTTCCGTATGGTACGCATTTCATAGCCGGTACCTTCAGCTAGCTCAAGAGACCCCAGCTTGAATATGCTAGTTGTCCTCTTCAGCATGAATATTAGCTCATGCATCTGCATGTCTGTTACTGTCCTCTCTTGTGGGTCCAGGTACCAACTGGTTCTTATGCCGCGCTATTTCCTTGTCCATTTTAACCTGTAAGACGTGCGCCTCAACGAGAAGCAGGTAGCGCCGTAGATCCTGTATATCGTCTAGCAGCCCTTCGGGCCTTTTATCCTGGTCCAAGGCTGTAAAGATATTGAAACCAGCTTTGTTTTCTACCTGCTCTTCAATACGGTCCCACTTGCGGGCGAGCATCATATAGGCCCCGACGCCCCCGCGCTTCTTCCACGAGGAAGCGTATTCTAGGTCCTTGGTAGTGGTTATGTCAGCGTCGGCAAACTGTATTTCAGGTATGCGCTGATGATAATTAAACTTTGGGTCGTCTATGTTGTTTGTCAGCGGCATTCTTAGCTCTCCTTTTGATCCATTCTTCACAAGCAAGTCTCCAGTCGGTAGCGCGTATATCTGCGGCCATGCTGAGCGCACCACCCAAGTTTTTTTCTTTAACCTGATTCCAGGCTAGCCTCATAGGTGTTGCTACTTCAAAGAAAAAAGGGTTGTCTGCCGACCACCCCACTGAACCCGTCATCCACTCTAACAGATCTCGGTACCATGATTCAGGGTTATGCACCATCGGGTAGGGCTTGCACTGACCTATATCATACGGGTTACGGGGAGCAGGCTGGGGAGTGCCCACAGTGGCCAAAATAGCCGTGTAGGCGTGGTAGTCGTTACTTATTTGGGTGTACGTACCCAACGGCACCCCGACCATACTGGCAACGTACTCATGCAGCATCGACATGTGCACCGCGTTCGCCCCATAGGCCCCCCATATGATGTCATTGCTTCGGCAGCACACCGTCATGTCAAGCTCTATGCGCTGCTCATGGCGCATATCTCTATGCCGTATACGGAAGAATATAGTGGTGTTGCAGGGAGTATCTATTTTGTTGGCAAGAAGGTCACTGTTGCCGTCCCACATTGCCAGAACACAGCGGCGGGAGTTTGGGTCTCTTTTTAGAATACCTATAATCACATCTATCTGATCATAGTCAAACCAGTGACGCCATCTGTGGCCATAGGCTCCCCAGAACTTTTTACCATCATCACTAAATTGGCCGAACTTACTGTTATATCGTTCTATCCACTTTACATCATTCCGGCCCGCCAGCATCCACAGACCTTCCATAAAGTGGAAGAATGGGTTGGCATTGCGCTTTTCATCAAACAATACCCGCTGGTCGGAGTGAAGGTAGACTGTGGAAACTGGGTCTGGATAGGTAAGACATTCGCCCGCCCTGCTCGGTCTGACGTCACCAGATTCTAATAACATCCTGAGACCCACGGTGTAGGCCTCATTGACGTTAAGTGCGTGTAGAGTCCTCATAAGCTTTCTTCCATGAAATACGAACGTCGGTGCGAATTCCTCCGCCCCACGAACTTTTGGTTTCTTTGGCAACTACTTTTACAAAACCGGGGTGTAGATTAGCAAGTTCATAACTGCACCGGGCCATCATTTCTTCATCACGATAGGCAGCACATCCCCCCTCTTTTTGACTTCCGGGCTGGTTGTGGGCGTAATTGAACATGATTAGATTAGGGTGGCCAGCTCTTAGAAGTTGCAGGGTCATGTCAAAGTCTTGCTTAGTGTCAATACGATCAAAGCGGGCGCCGATCTTTGTTACTACCTCGACATCGTAGGCAAGAACCCGCATCATGCGGCCTACTTCTTGCGTGTACTCAGAGACCCGGTTATTTCCTTCTCTGGCGCTTATCCCCACATGTGTCCAGTCATTAAGGTGCCCTTCTACTTCGGCAATCATATTTTCAAGACCTTCAGCGCCTAATGGGAGCAACCTTACTTCCATTGGCTGCCCTGATCTACCACTAAAGGTTAGATCATCATCCATAAGGATGATCTTATCCGCCGGGGTGTTATAGAGAAGATGTTGTCGAGTAGGAGATAGCATAGTTATATCAGCCGGTAGAATTCTGATATTAGCGTCTGGATGGGCTTTATAATATGCCTCTGCTTCCTTTTCTTGCACCACAAGCCAGACATTAGGTGCGTATCTAGTTTCCATTAGAGCTTTTAGGGTTGGTTGAGATCCTGCTCTTCCCGAGCTATGTATGTAGATGTTTAGCATTTTTATTTCTCCCACGGTCTAAGGACCGGCTTTGTCATTGGTTCTCCACTGCTCGCCCAGTCAACTGTTTTTCGGTCATCAGCGGTTGGTACAGGGAGGTCCTGTTTTCCGACCTTATCAGGCAGGATACCAACCCTGAAACTTGTGTTGTCACAACCTTTACAGGGGCCAAAATTCCGGTCTCTATGGTAAAGGTGTTTTCGGGCGGCATCAAACGCGTCATTATTCCAGATCTCCTCTAGGCTGCCATCGTCGATATTTCCGGCCTTGTAGATTCCCCGCCAATCGTTGCAGCACAGCATCACTTGTCCGTCGTAACGTATGGCCATTTCCCGGAAGGGACGAGCGCAACGTTTCGCAAGCGGCTCCACCAAAGTAGGAAGTCCTGCGCCACAATGGTTATTGCCGATTTTAGTCCCCACCCTCTGACCTGTAAGAACTGCCTCTTCCATATCTTCCATAATGAAGATCCTCTGGCGCGACGCCTTAACTTTCGTATAAGGGCTTTCCTTTTTACTTGCATTGCTGTAGTCCCAGATTTCGACCGCATTGTACCCCCTGACCTGTTCTATCGCTTTCGCTGAATCTTTATAAGCGTCAAGAGCCAGTATATTGAGTCCGGCGTCGAATAGTCGACTAATATTGGCGTGGACGCCAGGAGGCTTAAGAAGCGGTGTTGCATTGCTCGTCACCATTAAGTGAGTTTTAGGAAGATTGCGCCTGAAGATATCGATAATAGCGACGCTGTGGGGGTTCATCAAAGGCTCCCCGCGCAAAGCAAACTCTATCTTGCTGTTCCACCCCGAGTCACTTATTTCCCCCGCTATATGGACCGCAGTTTCAAGGTCCATGAATTTATAATCACCGCGGGCCTCACGGATACCCTGAATACCACACATCCCACACCGGAAATTGCAGCCCTCGGTCATTTCTAGCTTTATCGTATTCGGGGCATCCTGCATTATGTTAACAACCCCATCAGCATCTTATTAATGACCGCGACCAAACCGTTTCCTAGTGCCACTCCGGCCGCAATTATAATCACCGCCGTAAACACCTCATGACTTTTCATGTCTGTACCTGCTCCTTGGTCTACCTTGGCCGTTTTTGACCCGTTCATATTTATCGAACTCACACAACTGAAACTGAACATCGTGTAGTGCTAAGTCGCCCAATCTTCCTGGCCAGTGAGCTACCCTCGCCTTATACAGCTCTAGCATCTCTTCCATATAGATTCGCTCGGGCCGCTTTTGGTCAAAAGGCCTGACCATTATTCTGTTTAAGCCCCGACGTGCTCCAGGACCAACTGGGCACCATGTATTCAAGTCTTTTATCTTTGGCCAGATTGCACAATGAATAGCATCCTGCATCACTTCCTTAGCCATAAACCCCGAACCGCCAAAACCTTGGAGCACCCGCATGTGCTTGATTATAGCCTCCCAGGACTCAGTATTTAACCCAACTTCAACAAGTGTTGAACAAGCATCCCAGAAGGGCTTCAGGAACATATCCACTACGACTTCCTGCTTAGGTGCCGAAATACCTTGATTAGTGATGACATACGCCCCTGTGAAGACCTTTTTCTTATGGGCCATCATCATAGCTGCCACAGCCTTAATCCGGTTTCTGGTCTCTAGATCAAAGTCATACTGGTAGCCAATTGCTTCGGCAAACTCCATTGTCCCAAAGTACCGGAACAGGGCGCAGTTAAAAAGCTGAACATGGGCGGGCTGGCCGAGGTTCTGGTTGGTCCAGTTATCCCGCATCCAGCGTGTAGTGCGATCGTCCTCCCTATGGACGTTGGTGAATTTATATTCCTGGAGTATCTTATCATCGGTCCAGGGCCACGGCCTTCCCGCTTCCTTATTTAGACGTGTACTTTCCCGCTTAACCATAAAGGTATAGAAATCTTCAGTCCTCATCCTCAACAACCATCCCTTCCGGCAGCGGTTTAGTTTCAATACAGTTTTTACCTATGCAGAGAAGCCAGTATCTCTCCATATCCCCATCTATGATCCAGCCAAACGAACCGCACTTCAGACAGGGCTCACTCTTTACGACATCACAAAGACTAATCTTCATAAGCTACCCAATCCTCTGCAAACATGTCATTTTGAGTGGGGTTCCATGGTAGCCTAACACCGTTTATAGGATAAAAGAACACAACCCAATCATCTTTTTTATAGGGGGTGTACACAGCCATGACAAACGTTCCCTTGAACCACGATTGTCTGGTAAACTTCTCACCATCTTTTACTTGCGACAATGCTCTGGGAAAGTCCATTATTCTGGGTCCAAATCATATATCTGCCAATCGTTTGCGAACATGTCGCCTTGACTGCACAGCCACGGAATTAAGTCTTTCTGTACTGTGCGGATGTAGATGTAGGGCTTGGTCATCTTACTCCCGTCATCAGGGAACTGGGCCTTAAGATACTGATCTGCCCCGTTCCACCCAACACGAGTAACGGCGTTCCCCAGCTTTAGTTCTGTAAGTGCTACTGAAAAGTCCATACCTGTCCTCCAATCAAAAAGGGGGCAGCCCGAAAGCCACCCCCTTATAGTAGCCCTATTAGCGGGCTGAACAAAATGTCTTATGCGGCGGGCTTTTCCAGGCGCACACGACCAAATTTAATGTCCTTGCGAAGATTACCGACGGTGCCACCGAGCGGCTTCACGGCTTCAAGCCATTTCTCGACGGTAATGCCGTCCTTGTACTTGGCGAAGATATCGGCGACTTTGGTGCCGGGCCGACGGGCCTTGACTTCTTCACCGGTGAGAAGAAAGATTTTGCATCCCTTGTCAATTGCGTCGGCCCTGGGCTTGGCTTCCTTGGCTTCGGCGGGTGCGGCGGTCGGTTTTCCTGTGGTGGCGGCTTTAACTGCCATGTTGATTCTCCTATGTTGAGTTGATAAACGAAACGAACAATGCTGTATAGCAAACATCCATTATAGATGAAAGCAGTAATTCGTGTCAGGAAGAATTATGTGCAAATTTTCCTTTACCCGTGTCAGGCCAACATAGAAAACCCGGCATTCATCCTCGGGATATTTTTCCATATTGTCATATGTTCGCTTGGCCATATCAGAAAATAGGATGACATTATCAGATTGACCACCCTTGGCGCTGTGTATTGTGCTCAGGGTTATACGCGGAGGTTTAGCTAAATCTTCTCCCCGGCGCAGTGCGGCCAGATAATACAGTCGCTCTTCCATTGCCATGTTGATAAATGCGTCATGCCATATTTCTTTTGTTTGGACCCCCCACATTTCCCGCAATTGGGAAATATTGACTTCTGCCCACTTTGGGGGTATCTGTGGGGAGCGCCGGGTATTGGCCACCATCTTCATTACATCGCGTGCCTGCATAGGGGAAACTGAACCCCCTTTACGCATGTGTTCCCACTGCCGAATAGTGTTGATCGTTTTCATATTAACCGAAGGTTTCTGCCGGATGGTGTAGAGCAGACCTTCCCTACGGCATTTCTCTTCTATTGGTTCCAGCAAGAATGAGTTCCTCACCAATACCAGCCATTCCCCCGTACTCATATCGATACTATCAGGGGCAACGTGGTATTGCAGAGAGCCCACAGCCGGTCGAGGGCTCCACTCCTTTGCCCTGCGGTGCTTTACACCCACAATTGCCTGGAGGGCTGCTGCCTGTGGCGCTGTGGGCACCCTGTACGACTGATCCAGCACTGTTACGGTGCCCTGTAGGTTTATAAAGTGCTCGACGTCGGCACCCGCCCACCGGAAGATCGCTTGGTCATCGTCCCCAGCTATAATCACCCTATCAGCCCTTCGGGCCATTTTCTCCTGCACCTGCCACTGTAGCTTTGAAAGATCCTGTGCTTCATCCACCACCAGTAGACTAAGGTGCACGGGATCAATTCTGTCTAGGTACATGTAGAGCATATCCGTAAAGTCAATAAGGCCCCGCGTATCCTTGAACTTCTTTAGGCCCGAGGCAATCCATTCTACCTCTGCCCACTCCAAGCCATCGTCATCTTCCTCCCACTGCTCCTTTAATTCAACGCACCGGATACGAGCCAGCGAAGCCATGAACAGCGCCCGGTCTCCCCGGGACAAGGTGTTGAATAAGCCGTCTTCACTGGAGGCATACCCGGATATCTTTATGCCCATGATCTTGCCAAATTCCCGTAGAGCGCTGGGATTAAGAACATGGTCCTTTTTCAAGCCCAGTGCCCTGAAGGCTAGGCTGTGAAAGGTTCTGAAGTACGGAAGTTGATCTGCGCGCAGCGCAAAGGATTCCATGGACCGTGTGACCGCTTCATCTGCTGCCTTACGGGTGAATGCCATATAGGCTATTTCCTGCGGGCTGGAACCGTCGGCGATGCTCTGCTTTACCTCGTTAATTAGGAAGGTAGTCTTGCCCGTTCCAGGCGGACCCAGGATAATTTCATTCACAGTGTGTCCTCCTGCATATCCGGCAGGTCATACGGTTCTGTCTGTTTTTCCTGTTCTTTAATATGCCAAACATTTATACCCTTTCCCTTAATATTGAAGAAATACGGCTTCCCTTCAAATACGTCGCTTTGTAGGCGCGTGATTATTTGAGTCCTTGTCAGGTACTTGAAGTTGTTCCGCACCAGAAACTCTTCCAAGGAGGATAATTTGAAATACACCCGTTTGTGCCCGGTGCTGTCCGGGGAGTCCCCTTCCCATGCTTTGCCAAGAGCCACTTGGTCTCGCGAGTCTGCGGTGTTCCTGTGGGCATCCGTACAGAATTTTGCCACAAGCTCTGCAAAGTGTTCCGCCAAGCCGCCATCCTTTGGCTTTGGGAGCATGTCGCAGGAATTCATTAGTGTCTGTATTATAGAAGTCCACTGCTTGTCTGACATCCGTGGGGGCATCAGGTTGAGGCTGTTCATGCAGGCCCGTTGAAACAGTGTCTGGTTCTGTAGCTGTTCCGTTGAAAGTTCCAACCGGGAACTGTTCACATCTAAGAACCATATTGGTTGATCAGTAGGAAGCTTTGCCAGACCGGATAAGGTGGGTATAGAAGATCCCCCTATGCCGAACTTGCGGGTGCGACACAGAGCTATATTACAGAAGTTGCAAATAGGTTGATCGCTGCACTTGTACCCATAGTCCTTCTTGGCCAACTGCTTTATGACAATCGTTACCTCTTTAGACTCAAGCGGTGGGTCCATGAAAAGGTTATTGAACTCGTCTACCTTAGCTTCCCAACTGTCCGAAAAGGCAGAACGGGCGTACACTCCCAGATTGAACAAGCCATTATTTCGTGTGCCATCAGGGAAGCCTTGCCCCACAAGTGTTTGAAGGCAGGGTGGTCCGTCATTTAGGGCTTGGTTCTTTTCTATTACAAGATCATCTAGCTCACCTTCAGTAACCTTGGCGTCTTCTGCCGCTGACAAGAAGGCCCGTAGCGGCATAGCTGCCCCATTCTCATCAAGCGCATACCGGGTAGTGTTCTCTCCCCCAAAATAGGGCATGTTCAGCCAATTTCCCATATCCCCGCGCTCCACTATCAAGGTGGTTTGCTTTGGGAATATTTCACACTGAGCATACCCCAGATTAGCCGCTATCTCGGCTAATTTATCCTGGACCTTTTTGGCTTCGACAGGCTCGATGAAAAACATCATTAGGTGGCAGCCGCCAGACTTAGATCTAAACGGAATAAGTGGTAAATCCTTCTTGTATACCACCTTGGCAAAACTAGAGACATCGAAGTTTACGTATTCATCAATATCTATTGCCCCCCAGTAACATTGATTATCCTGGTTTATCGGGACAATGCCAACGGAGTATTCTGCCCGGACGTGCTGCTCCCATAGATCTAATGTCGCTGGTTCTTTGACCGTTCTTCCCTTGCCCTTTTTCTTTCCTGAAGCGTTGGTCGCCGCTTCTGTTTCATATGTTCCATGGACGTCCTTAAATCCCTGGAAGAGCAGCATTAACTTTTCTACATCCGTCATTCACCATCCCCAGACAAAATATCCCGGCCACTGGGGCCGGGATACCTGACAACTTAGTGGACTTACATAACTTCGGGATCGGCGGACTTATACTCGGTCTTGACGTCACCTTCGCTGATACTGCGATGGAAGGCTTGGGCGATTTTGAAGATGTCTATATTGTCGACAACCTTTGATGTTTCCCACGCCCAGCTACACCAGTCGCCCTGCTCGTTGCTTTCATCTATGGTCCTCAGGTTATAGATTCTGCTATAACTGGGGGCCTGAAGATCGGGCCTACCCGGAACCTTCTGCTGGTTGATATAAGCACACCAGCGGCGACTAACTTTTAACTGAGTACTTGACATGGCGATAAGAGCTGGCTCCGTGTACCCCTCGTCACCAATAATGAGGACGTAATGCTCACTGGTTGGGGTTAGGATATTACCGTCCCCGGTTACGTCCCGACCACGAGAGTCAGGTTCTGTCGCTGGTATGTTCGGATCGCCCCGTTCGTATGCAGCAACAAATCCGCCACCGCTATCACGGGGCTTCCACAAAATCTGCTTAAAGTGGTGATGACACGGAATTACAAACAGACCCTCGTTTTGCTCCCATAGCTCCCCGGTCACCGTATTCATGATCATGCCTTCTTGGGCACCTTCAATGTACTCGCCATCCTTGCGGGATAGCTGCGGTGACATTTTCTGCAGAACACGCAGAAACGGAATAGCCATGTCGTCACGATCAAAATTGGCGCCTTCACCCGCCGCCTCAATCATGGCTGATGATATATCTTCCGCCACCGCTACTTCAGTGCTTTCTTCTTTAACTTTCGCTGGTGCTTTCGCCATCGTCTATTTTCCTTTGATGCTTGCTTTATTTCCGAGGTAGATACCAAACAGATCCATAGGGATATTGCTTCCGGCTTCTACCTGCTCACGGGCAAAGGCCTTCAACTGCATATGGTGAATGGCTTCTTTATCTTCCGCTAAAATGCCCTTCTCTTCCAGAGAGGTTTTAACGTCGTCAGCTAAGGCCTGATCAGTGCCTACATTCACTGTAATGACATGCTTGATCAGGTCTCCATGGCCGTTATCCCTTAGCCATTTATACGCGAGGGGCTTGTTATCATTCTTTATAGCGGCATCCACAAAAGGCTTACAAGTCACCTCCCAACCGTCTTGACTAGCCCACGTCTTCAGGTTTAGCTCTATCATTGCATCGGGTATCTTACCTGTTTCCAGATGCCCCAGCTCCTTCTTTTCAGCCTTTAGCTGCGCCTCAAGGGTAACAACGAGCTGTTGCTTGTCCCGCAGCTCCTGGACTAGTGTTCCAAGAGCTGCGATCTTTTCATCAGTAGGAAGGGCGACGTCCTCTACCGCCGCCTTTTCCATTTCCGCAAATATATCATTCATCTTTTCGCCACACCTCATAAAATTCAGAAGCTGCCTTTTCACCGGCGAACTTTTTAACTATTTGTGACGCCCGCTTCCAGTCAGGTGCCCTAGCCGGTTTGTTCTCGATTTGGGCGTACTTTTTGCCCCGAATATACGCATAAGCTAACAAAGAACAACGCTGCTCAGACCTGACCTCCCTTACCCGGTGGCTTCTGAGAGCATTATACGTTCCATAATGGGCGGCTACGTGCTCAACGGCCACATTTCGGCCCGCAGCCTTACGACCATGACCAAGGTATTTTCGTTCTTCTACCCGGATAATACGGGCTTCTTCAGTAAGGGACTTTATCTTCATTTTAAGGTAGACTTGCATTTCTCTCTCCGTGGGATTAGTGACATACAGAACTGTAGAATCCTTAGGAAAGACAAACTGGCGGGTCTCTAATTCGGCATTCATAACATATTAACTCTTTCTTTTGGTGGGCAACGAGGGACTCGAACCCTCCGCTTCGGGGTTGAAACCCCTAGCTCTCCCACGAGATTACCCTATTGAAACCACATGGTAGACTTTAGCAACCCTGTCCCACCTCAACAGTTTAATACGCCCCTGATTATTTTGCATAGCCACCGCAACTGATAGTCCTATGACAATGGGGTCTCCTGATAACAGGAGAAAGTCCTCATCATTGAAATTGCGAAGCTTTACCTTCATCGCTGCTACGGGGGGTTCGTTATCTGCATCTATTTTAGCAAAGCCGGGAAGTACCACCCGTAGCTCGCCAAACATCTCTGCAGGGGTGAAGTTTCTTCCTTCGACCATTTGAGTTATGTAAACTGCCATGAAATTAGTGTATTGCCCCTTTGTTCGGATTACAACCAGTCATGCCACTTATCACCGGTTACGGCGCGGGCGATATTGACCTTATTTCGGAGCGCCTTTATTATCTTCTCGTCAATGGTATTCGTGCACACCAAATCGATATACGTGACCGGAAAATGTTGGCCAATGCGATGCGCTCGGTCCTCACTTTGTAGCCTTTTTTCGAGGTCGTAGTTATTGGAATAGTAAACCACCGTTTTCGCCTGAGTGAGAGTAATCCCGTATCCGCCGGTTTGGGTGTTTCCCACAAAATAACGAACTGGGCTGTCTGGGTCTTGAAAACTAAGAACCGCTCGTTTACGATCTTCGTCACTCGTGTCACCAAAATAGGAAACGTAGCTATCATCACCATATTTCTCCGTTAACATATCCTGTATCTCGAACAGATTGAACCTGTAATTAGCCCATATGATAACCTTACCATCCGCTTCTTCTAAGACTTCTTTCAATAGATTTAAACGATCATGTTTAAACTGCACCATGCCCTGATCCTGATCCAGGGGTAAGTGCCCGCAGGATATCTGGTGAAGGCGCAAAAGCTGTGTCAACGCACTAGTAGATGAGGCTTCCCCTTCTTCCATAAAGGCAATAGCCATTTCCTTCATCTCAGCATAGGCCTTGCGCTGCTCGGTACTTAACTCAAACTCCCGGCGCACAAATATCTTCTCTGGAAGGTCCAGGCAGTCTTCCTTAAGCACACGATACGAAAACGGCTTTATTTCTTCGGCCAGTTCGGGGACGTTCTTGAACCCTACTACCTGTTTGAAGGTGCGCCCGCCGTAGTTCATATCCCGAAGAACTGCGTAGCGATTGCGAAAGGCGTAAAAGGAACGAAACCCCAATAAGTCGGGGTCAAGAAACTCTAGCTGGGAAAACAGATCCAGGGGGGATTTGGTAACGGGGGAACCCGTTAGTATTCGCCTATAATACGCGAGTAAGCCCAACTTGATCGCGGCCTTGGTCCGCTTCGCCGAAGGCGTCTTGATTATAGTGCTCTCATCTATGATCATCAGACACCGGTACGTCTTAAGAAACTTCTCAAGCGCGGCGTAACCCTTCTTCGTTATGAGGGCGTCTATGTTGATGACAAATATGCGTAGGTCATCTGTTTCTTCAAATAGGTGGTTTATTTCGGCGCGTACCTTAACATTGAGGCTTGCCCGCCACGTCGCCACCCGGTACGGAATGTGTGAAGGCATATGTTCAGGTATTTCTTTTCCTGACCAGTTGGCATAGACCCCCTTCGGGGCCACGACAACGACACCTTCAATACCGCTGTGATCGTATAGTAGGGCTGAATTGTCAATGGCTACCTTGGTCTTACCCGTGCCCATTTCCATGAAGTAGGCATACACTGTTTCTTGCCAGCTCTTTTCCAGTGCTATGTGCTGGTGCTCGTAAGGTTTTATTCTGAAGGGGTAAGTGTCAAGTACAAGGGAATCTACCAATTTTGCGACGCCACCCTTCCCTTAAAGTCTATATGGATTCCCTTTAGTGTAACTTTGAAAAAGGCCTTAATGTCGTCGCCCATGGCTGTTTTCACATCATCGGGTATCTTGCTATCGGGTATCAGGGAATGCACCTTTTTGCGAGTCTTGTCGTACACTAGCCACGGCAGTTCATCTTCTGTGGAAGCTAATGCTTTCTGCACCTTTACTACCATTGTTCTCTGCGCCATAACGAAACCTTTGTTGTAATTTCTGAAGCATACTAGCTAGGGCAGGTAAGGACTGCAAACATCAATTTGTCAGAAGGCCCGTGGTGTGCATAATAAGGGGTGGCCAATCGGCCCAGCACAACCCTCCGGCTAGTATATAAAACCTTATAGGTTATTGTTAAAACCTAACCTTCGCAATAGGTCACAATAAGTTTCGCCTAATATACCTACCTCAGGTTTTAATTCTTTACTATATGCGCGCGCCCGCAAAACATCATAATGAAATCGATCGATATAACCTATTGTGACCTATTGCCACTTATTGTAGAGTTATAACTATTAACAATAATGCTATCCCCTTGGTTCTGCTACGTTTTACCCTGTCCAACCGTCGATTATTGCCGTGTATTGGCATTTGGTGCTATTTTTCGAATTTTTTATTTGGCTGTAAACTGCCAATAGGCAATAACTTTTCAGTTTTTACACTATTGACGAGTATTTCTACTGTAGTGCCCTTTGCAGATTCTTCTTAAACTCGGGGTTCTTTATAGCTCCTGAGTTAATAGCCTTCCGCAGCCCCTGGACAGTCTTAGTTCTTCCTTCAGCGTTGTCGTTGTGCTCGTATGTTGAGTTTATTGTCCCCGCTGTAGTGGCCCCGAACAGGCCTTGTAGGATCTTTTGACGTTCGGTGCTAGTCTGTGCTGTTGCGGCCTTGCGGAGAGCAACTGGGTCCGACACTAAATTAAGGAAGTTGCGGTGAGCCCTGACCTGAGCGAACTTACCAAGGTTTCCCAGCACAAGACCTTTATGGCTAAGAGGACCGAGCACCGCTTGGCGAATCCACTTGATAGTGTCATCTTTCATGGTGTTGGCTGGGGTCATCTGGAGCTGTGTAGTCTCCAGTGCACGGGCTAAGACACCTAGGTCCTGCTTGAACTGACCACCAAAAATGATACCTAACCGGCTTCTGTTTGCTTCATCTTTAAGCATGTCGGACAACTTATCAAATCTGATAGTTTCCATGTTTACCGCTGGATCGTGCTGGGTAATCATCCTTTTAACCCGATCTAGCGCCGCCCGACGAAATATCTGTTTTTTCTGGGGGTACTTATCTAACATCTTCATGTACTGTGTGAGTTTTGCAGGGTCTCCCCATACAACACTCCAATCGGCGCCATTGGGATCTGAAAATATTTTTTTAAATGAACTAGGCAGTGCATCTTCGAACTGCTTCGTTCGGTTTGCAAATTGCTCTTTGGCCCTAGTCGTGTTTACAGCTCTCTTCATTATGGCCACATCTTCGGGCTCCATGAAAAGGTTTATCATCTTTTCGTGCTTCTTTAACCACTCCTCAGGGCGGGCCTTTATTCTCTTACCTGTCTCATCAAAGTTGGCACGTAGAAAGTCCTCCATTATGCCGCCCTTGAAGGCCTGTAGCTCTCTTCCGTTACCCGGCTTGGTCAGGGCATCATGGAAGTTCAGCGTCTTGGCCCCAAACTTGTCGTCTCCGCCCCAAATGTGCTTGAAAACCTTTGAGTCTTCAACCTTGGGGACTCCCGATCCTTTACGGACAAGAGACCCTAGAGCCTTATCCCCGAAACGGTTCATCTGCTCAGTGTACCATTTTTCGGCGACTGTGTAGGCTTCTTGGGCTTTGGGATTGTCAGAAAGTCGCATGTAACGGTCAGTGCGGTCGGCTTCTAAGGCCGTGATGAGGTCGTCATACACCCCGGCATGCCCTGTCTTTTTATCTATGGCCTGCTGCTTATTTGTCTTCAAAAGGCTCATAAGATCTTGCAGGGTGCCATACTCAAAGTTCACCGTATCCTGAACCTTGGGGTTCATTTTAGCGGGGTCTACTAAGTCTTTTTGAATTTCCTTTAAAATCCGTATAGGGGAACCAAGACCAGCACCACCGGGAAGCTTGTCATACTGCTCAACTAGTTCGTCTACCTTCTTTGTAAGGTTGACCGGCCAGAACTTGGCCTTTCCGGCTAGCTTTTCAATGGCATTAAATTTCTTAGAGGCTTCCCCGGTAACTGGTTCAAATACCTTATCGTATTCACGCTGTACCACCCCCTGAGCATATGCACCACGGGCTAAGTTATCTGCATCAACCCCCGGTAAGTCACTTGCCTCAGTGAAGGCATCGTCTGCAGCTTTGGAAACCTTGTCTTCCTGCTTGACTAGAGCGTCCCGTGCCCGCTTCACTCCGGCCGCGTTATCTGCACCTACCTCCTGAGCAACAGCTAGGCCAGAAATATCAGGGTCATCTGTTACCCCTTTCATTACGGGCATGGTCTCTGTGGAGGCCCCCGTTGCCTTCTTTCCAGCAGTCTCGAAGAAGTCGTTTGCTACGTGGGCGTTCTTTTCGAGCATCTCCCTAGCCGCCATACCTATCTCTGGATTAGGGTCGGCAGCCACTTCTTTTAGTACACTGAACAGCTCGGGCATCCGTCCTGTTTGGGCGGCATTTGCTTCAAACGGTTTAGTGGAATCTAAGGCCTTTTCATAGGCAGCCTTCATCTCTTCCCTAGTGCCACCATTAGCTTTCACTTCTAAATAGGCGCTAGAGGCTTTCACCCGCTGGCTGTCCTTTAGCCAACGGTTAGCTTCAGTTATGGCCGGTGCAGGGTTTTCAGGAAGGTGCAGGGCTTGCTCAAGAACCTCTTTGGGAAGGTACTTGCCCCCCAGTGCTGACTTTATTTTCTTATACCCCGAAGAAATGGCTTTAGAAGCTCCGGCTCCGAGCATTTCAACTGCGGTGTCTTTTATAATTTCAGACCCCAGCCAAGTATTCTTATACCACGGACTATTTGACCATTCGGGTATGTGATCTAGCAGCTCAAGTTTATCGGCAATAGCTATCCGTGCTGCGATTCCTGTAGCTGCTCCGGCGACCTTGGTCGCTCCACGAGAAACAATGCCTCCAAATGGGGGTGGAAGACGCTTGGAAGCTATCTCACCAATTGTCCAGCCTGCGGCAGCCAGCATTTCAGCAGTTGCTTCGGGTATCTCACCGATCTCTGCACCAGGAGGATCAAACGGGTGCCACTTTTCACCTGGAGGTTGAACCAAAAGCCTGCCTGTTTTCTTATGAAATCTGGCCTTATACCCTTCTGGAACAGACATAAGCTGTCCCAACTTGAACCCTATATCATCTTTGGCAAACCCCGAAGCGGCGCGTCTAAGGGGGGTAATGCCTTTATCTCCATCAATTCCCTCAGATTCGTAAAGTTCCTTTTCTTCACTGCCAGAGAGATTGAAGACAAGATTGTCAAAGAAGCCTCGTTCTTTTCCTAGCTCCGCCTTATAAGTAGTCTCGGCACTCTTAGCTTCATGAAGCTGATCAATGCCGGTAAGAGAAGATTCCCAAGGTTCAGCCCCCGGTGTAGTAGAAGGAGGGGGCGGGGGTGTCTCAACCTGAACAGGCGTGTCTATTCCGAGTAGCGCCTTTTCCCAAGGCTCCGGAGCGGCATTAGGGTCAGCCATTACTTATTCAACCTTGCCATAGTTGCCGCCGCCCTAATCTGCCGACCCAAAGGTGATTCTTGTTCGGACTGAGACTTTCTAAAGGCCACAAACTCGTCCCAATCAGCATCCCCTGGGTCTGGCACCTTTCCTACCCCACCGGGACGTGTAGCTATCCATTCAGCGGTCAATGCCTCACCCACTCTTTTTCTTAGACCACTGTGAATGCCCGCTACCCTGCCGTATAGTTCTTTTCTGCGAGTTTCAAATCTTTCTGAACCCGGTAGGTCCGCTTCTTTATCTTTAAAGAACTTATAACCATCCTGACCATTTTCAATCTTCTTTTTCGCCATCTTTTTAATCTCATTTGCCAGTGCTAAAGAGGCTTCTAGTTCCAGACCAAGACGTGGAAGAGTACTAAGAATAACTTCAAGATCTCTATTAGACGGATTATGACCTAGCGCCTTATCTGCTAGGGTAGCTGCTGCTTGAGCATTACTCAGCCCCGTTAGCAACTGAGCATCGCTAAGATCGCCAAGATCCTTACCAAATATCTGTTTATAGGCTCCGGCAAAATCTACGGTTGTCAGCCCCTTTATCATAGACCGCAACTTCTGGACTTGTGGTACTGCGCCCCCTGTGGATACATTCCCGGAAACTAAAACTTCTTCTATTCTAGCTGCCACATTAAGTGTTTGCAGACCTGCGTCACCCTGTTCCAGATAACCTGCATATCTATCGACTAGTTTTTTATTGACATCCTTATTCATGCCCATCATAGACTTGATGATGGCGACGGCTTCTGAGTCCTGCTTGCGCCAGTTCTCGTTCATCATCTTATTATAGTAGGCGCTCCCTTGGACCACCGGCTGACCCGTTGAAGGATCAGTGGTGGACAACAGTTCTTTCTGAAAGCCTGTTAGCTTTGCGTAGGAGGCGGTTTTCAGCTTTGCGGCTGCTGCGGTTAACTGAGCTTGAGCAACAACCCCTTTCGTTGCCCCTTCTTTCCGCTTTAACTCAAGAAGCTCCCGCTTATCCATCCAATCTTCAGCGGCTTTCTTGGTTTCCTTCATGCCCGAAGTAAAAGCCTGGATACCCTTGCCCACCGAACTAGCTAAGGTAGAACCGGGACGGCTTCCTTCAATCATAGCCGCCGCACCCCCTTCCATCGCTGGTACGCCCCAGTTTTGCGTATCGTATGGGTTAGTGCGGCCCCCATTTGCCGCAGGGGGGGTAGGGGACGATGGTAGAGCGCCTCTAGGTGTGCTTTGGGGCGCTGGTACACCGCCCCCCATAGATGCACCACCCCCGGTCGGCTGTGGCCCCCCATTTATTTCAAAATTGTACCCTGGACCCGGTTTTGACTGCACACCCATCGGGCGCGAGCGCCGTTGGTCAACAGTCGGCCTATTTTGACTAAGATGGGCAGGAGCAGGGCCGCCGATATACGGATTAACCGCCGTTTCCTCATCTACTGTGGTTGCGTCTACGCCTGCGTAAGGAAGGACCATTTATGCATTCCCAAAGTATTTAAGAGCACCAGCCGCACCTCCAAGCACACCAGCGATTTGGCCAGCGGGCGAAGTACCGAGCTGACCATTTAAGGCGCTACTGTTCGTGGTGGTGCGAGTTTCGTAAGGAACACCACTCAACGCGCCGGAGGCGAAATTGAGTTGGCGGTACGGGTATTCACGCTGCTCGAGGTAGTCGTTGTAAGCTGTGTCATACGAGGACTGCTCATTCTGCCGTTCAAGCGCACCAAAGTTCTGTAGGGCACCTGAGTCTTGCAGGCCCAGTCTACTCTCGGAAACGCCCAATTCGCCACGGGTACGCGCGAGGTCATTATAGCTCTTCGAAGCCAGTGCATCACGGTCCATACCCGAGAACCCTGTAGAAGCCCCACTGAACGCCTGATTAGCGGTGGCCAAGGGTCTGTCGTAAACACCGAGGCGAGCACTGGCATTCTGACCGTATAGTCCGGCGCTCTGTAGTTCTCGGTTTTGCTCATTGTTAAACTGACCCTGAGCATTCGTAAAGGCATCCTGATTGCCCTTGGCATAGAGATCCCCAAGAGCCAGATTGCGGTTGCGATCGCCTTCGGCGTTAATGATACCGTGCCTGCTACCACCGAATGCGCCGTTGGCGGCTGAAGCATTCTCCTGGGTCTTTTGAACATCGAAATTGCGGTTTAGTTCTCGGGCAGCTATGTCTGTGACTTGCTGGTGATACGGACTCATATAGTCCGCCATATTTCCACCGGTAGCAAACCCTTCAGAGGCACTGCTGGCCATCTGATTGCTCTTATCAAGTTGACCGGTGGCATCGTTTAGGATATTCTGTTGGCTGGGGTCCGTCAACATATCGAACCCAGAGTTTACCATGCCATGATAAGGAACAGAATATCCCTGCATGTTGCCGAGGGCTTGACCTGCTTGATCAAGAGCCCCGTTGCTCTGGTCTAGAGACCCCTTCCAGGAACCTACGGCCCCCTGAAGAGTACCCTTGGCCTGCTGCTCTGTGTCGCTTAAGCCCGCAACCCGTGGCCCCGTGTACGGAGTATAGTCCTGATTGGCCAGTTCGCGCGCCGACAGATAGTTATCCTGACCGGCTTGACTTACCCAATCAGGTATCTGCGTATCGGCGATTACCGTGCTAGAAGACGGTAACGTCGTGGCGTTTTGGTCAAATATACCCATGAGTCATTTTCCTAGAGCGGCGTAGAACGATGTGTTTTCCGATAAATCTGCACACGGGCACTCCAGCCCAATGCAGGAACCTGCCTAATTTCGGTCGTTTGATGTCCATACCCGCCTGATAAGCGACTTCTTTGGCCCAGGACCGGCCGAGCAGCGCCCCGAACATCATCACCCAGTAGTGCCTTTTCATTGACCTTACAAACGGCTTGGCCCAGACGTGGTATCCTGCCACAACGGTGACTGATAAGGTTTTTCCGTAGGCTTGGTCGTGGGCGTTAATATCAGGGTCAAGCAGACCTTGAGTATAAAGGAAATCGCATATAACCGACGGATCTCCTTCATCTATACCGGCTTCAGGGTCATTGTTATCTGCCTGAGATGAAGCAGATTCAGAACCTACGGCACCCTGAGTATCGGTGGAGCCAGAGGCAGTGGAGGTAGATGCGTCTGTGTCCGTGCCAACTCCGTGAGCGTCAGTAGCGGTATCGTTCTCAATGCCCGCAGCTTCAGTAGCTGCCCCCACATCCACATCGTCATAAGCGGTGGCATTTGACTGCTCATCCGCAAGATTTCCAGGCCCCCAGCCCAGCGCATTATTCGGGTCGTCTACTTGTTCTGGTCCACCTAAGAGACTGTCTAACAGCGTTTCTACATCAGGAAACACCGACGGCACATCATACCCGGCCATCTCTAGGCCTATCTT